AAATAACTCCCTGTAAATCAGTAGATAATTCGTAGTAAACAATTGAAAAGTGACTACTCCCCCCAATCTACAGCGGGGAGAAGCCTGGGTTATTAACCATCGTTTTTTCCGGCCACTGGACATCCGGCGCAGCACTGACATCGACACGACTCAGAAGGACGCGGTACGTTTTCCAGGTTTTGAGTAGCTGCAACTCTTCCGCCGTTGCCATATCAATATCCGCCGCGTCCTGCAACGGCGCTATCGCGTCTGCGGCTTCATCAAGCAGTGCTGATTTTGTTTTCTGCGCCTGCGCGATTAACTCCTCTTTCGACCAGGTGCGCGGGACCACTTTTTTACCGTCGAATACCCACTCGCCGCGATTAATGCTGAAGCCCTCCGGCAACTTACCCCTGATTTCTGCAACGCTCATCCCCTCGGGGGAAAACATCGACACCGCATAAATGTTGCCACGTTCCGGCACCGGCTTATCGATGACGGAGCGAATCACATTCTCGCTGTCGTACATGATTTTTATCGTGTTATCCGCAAACCGGGACTGGCACTCATACCAGTCCTGCCCGTCTTCTGATTCGAAAAAACGTATACCGGCAGTGGCAGCACCGTACTTTTCAGTGTCGTTTTTAGTGGGCTGTTTAACCCTGAAATTTTTAATATTTTGCATGTTTACCCCTGCGCATTCACCCACCCGCCACGCGTCCAGAACTGAACCGGTTTGTAGCGAACCCAGGACTGGTCATCACCAAAATCCCCGCCTGTCAGCACGTAACCCGCAGGCGCGTCACCGCCCGCGGCCGGCCACCAGGTGGAAATCACCGCGCCCAGCTGCACACTGGAAACAAAGTTCTGCGACGTCCAGCTCTGTACTTCGCCAATGCGCTGATTCACCCAGTCCCATGTCGAGCGGGTGTTGATATTGTTGTCCCGTGCGGCAAACTGGTTATTGGCCCAGTCCCATGTGGCACGGGTATTGATGTTGTTATCCCGCGCGGTAAACTGATTACCCAGCCATGTGCTCAGCCAGCCACCCCAGATTTCGCCATTAATATTACCGCCCGGTTCGAAAATCGCCCCGCCGGCATACACGCTGGCGCCTGCGCGAATGGAGCCGTTCGCGGTAAATGAATTATCGTTGGGGTTGAATAGCCAGGTATGGTCGCGTCCCTGGTCATCGAGAATATGAATACAGCCGGATGGAAAATCATTTCTTCCGGAGACCAGCACCCCGTAGCTGATGGCGGCCTGATATCCGGTCCCCGCCGTCTGCACGGTCGCTTTGGTCATGGGCAGATACACGTTCCCGCCGGCGCTGTAACCGGCGGAATAAAACAGGGCACGCCGGTCAGCCAGCTGGCCCTGAAAGGCACCACCGCCGGGCCACGCTCCCTCTTTTGTTGCATAGTGACTCGCATTATCGAGCCAGGCCACATCACCGCCCGTGACCGGCACAAATTCCCTGGCGTCATGCGTCGCAATATCCCCCAGGCCGATGTTCCTGCGTGCGGCAACGTTGTCTTTCACATCCCCCAGATTTGCATCCTGACGAAGAAACAGGCCATCTCCCGTAGCCACCTTTAGCTCAATATCTGCGGTTTCAGACACGGCAAGGCGGTACTGCAGGTTCACATTGATGCCGCTTTCAGGCTTCTCTATAGCAGCAAGGTTTGCGACGGAGTAAAGCTCGCCTTTATCCGTCAGCAGCCCGGCCTCACGCGCGGTGAATCCGCCTGTGGTCGCCGGGATCACCAGATGGGCTATAAACTGATTCGACTGTTCAGGAGAAACTGAGAGGTCTGAGATGGTTCCCCGGTAGACTTCATTCACCAGCGTGGTGCCTTGCGGGTCCGGGGTTACCACCTGCCCGTTGCCATCCCCAATCACAAAATCCTGAATAATGACGGCAATGCCACTCGCTATAGCTTCAGCCTCAAGTTCCTTTCCCCTGTTCGTCAGGATGGAATAATATTTTTCTGCCACACTACTCTCCACTTTCTATCACGATGTCGATGTAAGCTGTTACCGCACCGCGTGTATACCAGGTTCCGGCCGAGCCAAGATCAGCAATAACGTCGATGCTGCTGAGATAACTCCGTAGATTTTTAGCCTTATTAACCTGCCGACGAATGCGCTCGTAAAGCGCTGCACCTATTTCCTGCTGGCTGTAAACTTCAATGCGAAAGGTGTACGGCGCCTGGCGCGGCGTTTCCTCCCACCACTCCACCACCCGGGTAGGCAGGCTCACGGCACCCAGTGACCGCCGGACCGCCCCGGCCGTTCCCCGGTGCTGATGAACGTAAGCCGCATCCTTTATCACCTGCCGCTTTTGCGCCTCACTCCAGCTGTCGTCCCAGAAATCCACCGCAAACTCCCAGGCAAGCCAGGGAAGAAGATGAATCGGGCACGTTCCGGGATTTTTTACCGCTCTCACCATGCCCGTATCCAGCGCCAGTATTTGTTCAGTTCCTGCCCGTTCCAGCGCACGCTCCCGGGGGTTATCACCAGGAGGAAGGAGAGAGCGAAATTTATCAGCCATTCGCCGCTCCCTTGCGGGTGATGTTTATCGCCGTACACAGCGGGGCTTTTCCCGCCTCAGCCTCAAGATCCGCTCCCGGACTGCTCAGTCGTACCCTGACGACTCCGGCCTGTCGGAGTGCCGCATAAAACGCATCCCGTGACACCAGCATCCTGATGCGATGCGAGAGGACTGTGTACGCCGTAACAACGTCTGTCGCATTCTGCAGCACGGTCTGCGCGTCAGGGCCATCCGGGATTTCCAGCTCGGCAGTCACGGTGTAAGGAATATTCACGGCACTTTTTACACTGACATAATCCGTTAAGGGACGCACTTCATCGGCGCTCAGCGTGCGGGCCACCTTCTCCAGCAGGGCTTGTGGTGCGATGCCATCTCCCGTACGGGAAAGCACGTACACATCCACCTCGCCCGGCCGGCTGTGGGTTTCAGGCCCGTAGGCATCCGCATCCAGTACATCTGTGTCCGCCGATTTAGCGTGAAACCGGTAGGCGTTTCGCCCCCCTGCGGTGTTCAGCCGGGCCCACGAAAGTTGAATGCGTTCCCGAAAAGCATCGTCATTTTCCGGCACAGGATCGCTCGGCGGTACCGCATCCGCATCACCAGGTGAAATGGTCTGTCGTTTGACGTTAAATGCCGCGCCGATATGATCCAGATCGGCGCCTGTGGCGCTGGCCAGAAAAACGGCCCGTACCGCATCGTTGACGCGCTGAAACGCCAGGGTAAGTTGATAAGCGTTGACCTCCCCCTGCTTGTACGCCGGATCAGACTCCACCAGGGCATCAAATACCGGGTCAAGCTCCCGCAGACGGGCAAGCCAGCGTGAAAAAATCTCACCCGCGTCAGGAACAATAATCGCGTCGGGGACTTTCAGTTCAGAAAGGTTAATCACGTCATAGCTGCCGGCCATAAATCTGTATGCCTCCCAGGGTCAGCGGTACGTTGCTCTCTTTGTTGAGCCCTTCAATATCCAGGGTGCAGGATGAGGGGTTGCTTTTGCTGAAGGACACTCCTACCCGGGTGACCTGCAGGCGGGGCTCCCAACGGGCCAGCGCCGAGGCGGTCGCCGCAATGATGCGCAGCCGGGTCAAATCGTCCCGCGGGTTATCCACCAGTGAAAATAAATCACTGCCGTAATCACGCACCAGTACGCGGCTGCCGACGGGCGTGGTCAGAATATCGCTGACCGACTGGCGCAGATGTGCAGAGCCCGACAGGCGTTTGCCCGTCCGGCGATCGGTTCCGTTCATGTTTGTTTTTCCGTATCGACGCCACCGGGCGGTGGCAGAGCTAACCGAAGTAATCCGGGCCGGGTTTGTCCTGGTCGCCCGGTTTCACTTTTTTAGCGGACGCAGACGGCGGCCGGATATCAACAACCAGGTTATACGTGAAGCTGAACCCGGCCTGCGTCAGCGTGAAGACCAGCGACTCCACCACCCAGGCACGGTCCTCGCGGGTGCCAAACCCGGAGGTGATAACGCCTGATTCCGCGGTGAGCAGCACATGCTCTGGCCGGCACGGGCCGTTAAGCGTCATTTTCTGTTCGTTGCGTTTAGCCCGGGTCTTTTTCGATTTAGCGTGGTGCTCAGCGTCGTCTTTCGCCGGCTGGGTGTACGGGTTAGCCAGGGATGGGCCATCGTGCTCTACCGACACGTTTTTGGTTCTGCCATCCATTTCGTCGTAGTACCGTACCCCGATTTTACCGGGCTTCTTTGTGCCTTCCTTACCGGTCGCCCTGCCCGTAGAACTCCCCCGCTCCCCCTCGCGGTATGACCAGCCGGAAACGTCGCCGGGGGTCACCGTGATGGGCTCAGCAGATTTACCCGATGCGTTCTCCGCCGCGCCCTGCTTCAGGAACAGCCAGAACCCACCGGAGGGTTTACTGACGGCGTTGTACTTGCGCGCAAGGCGGGAAAGAAAGTTAGCATCGGACTCAGAGACCTGGTCAACGTGTTCGATATGAATACCGGCCAGCGCCGCAGCCACCTTCGGCGTTAATCCGTTATCCGTGGCCACCGTTTTCACGAGGTCAGCAACGCGGATATCATCCCAGCTTCGGGTTTTCTGGCTCAGCACGTCACCAGGCTGCTTCTGTGCGTTCATTGGCGCCGCAGTAGCGTAGAGTTCAATCCTGCG